TTTTGAACAAAAAGGCCACGAATTACTTAGAAGACTACATAAAATATATCAGTTTACTCATGAAGAAATAATCGAAACGCGTATTATTTGGTAAAATTATAATCTAACATATAGTTATAGCAATGCCTTATGTTCCAAGAAAACGAGCCTATAGAAAGCCCGCTGCCAAGCCAATGCGTAAGCCTATGGTTAAACGCATGTATAAACGCCCTGCTACTTTTGCTAAAAAAGTTCAAGCTGTGATGAATAAAAGTGCTGAGACTAAAAGTATTCAGTTTTTTATGGATAATCTGCCTGTAAGCAGTTATGATGTAGGTGTATATGGCGTTGGTACAAATCAAATGAATCAGTTGCCTCTGTCACCTGATGGCGCCATTACACCCATCGCCCAAGGCACCAATGCACAGCAAAGAATTGGTAATTCAATTAAGTTATCAAAGGTGACAGTACGAGGTATAATATCACCTCGTGCATATCAAGCGACAGCTTCAGATACTGCCCCAGCTAATACAGCTCCTATTCCATTTTTATTTAAAATGTGGGTAGGTTATCAGAGGGACACTGAGTTAAACGAAGTAGAACCGTCATTACCAGCGTTTTTTCAGCTTGGTAATACCACTGAAAATCCCACTGGAACTTTAATGGATACATTCAGAAAAGTCAATACTGAGAAGTATGTTATAGTAGCAACCCGTACTTTCAAAGTCGGCTATGGTAATATTTCATTTACCTCTGGCGCAGGTCAGACAAATCAAGCTTATAACAATAACGATTTCAAGTTAAACCAAAAGTTTTCGCTTGACGTTACCAAACATTGCATCAAAACGTTAAAATTTAACGATTCCAACAATACGCCCAAGAATCGGTCGTTGTATTGGTGGTTTGAAGCAGTAGATGCAACAGGATCTGAGATTGCCACTGGCAATTTCCCTGCGGAGATAAGTTTTGAACTTGATATACAATACAAAGATATTTAAACATGCGATAGCAGCGTAGCTCCCGAAGGGAATCAGCGGTCCGCCGGAAGGCATACTTAGGCAAGGAGCTAAAAAAGCGACAGGGGCGGGGGTCCCCGGTTGCCTTTTTTTGAACCAGCCGGGTCAAAAACTTTAGGAATAAGTTGAGGTACAGTATTACCCTCAACTTATGTTCCACTAACGTACGTTCCATTTTCCTAAATTATAATATTGTGCATATATATAATGGCACAAAAGAGCAGAGATTATTGCATAACATGGAATAACTACACGCAAGAAAATTACGCAACTATATTAGCTTTAGATGTTCGCTATATGGTTGTAGGAAAGGAGATAGGGAAATCTGGCACACCACACTTACAAGGTTATATATATTTTGAGAATCCTATTTCTTTTAAATCATGCCAGAAGAAACTAAGCGGCGCACATATTGAGCCGCGTAGTCCAAACAGTACACCAGAGCAAGCAGCTACGTACTGTAAAAAAGATAAGGACTTTATCGAAAAGGGCGAATGTCCTGTACAAGGTAAACGTACTGATGTATTAGTCGTTAGGGAACAGTTGGCACTAGGAAATGGCATGCGCGGTGTTATTAAGGTTGCACAAAATTTACAATCAATCAAAATTGCAGAATGCATATTAAGATATGAAGAACCCAAACGTGATTGGCTCACGAATATTATATGGTATTGGGGTTCTACCGGAACGGGTAAATCAAAAAAAGCACATCAAGACTGGAAGGATATTGATTTTTATAGAAAAACATCAAACACCGGCAAATGGTGGGACGGATACGACGCACATACACATGTCCTAATAGATGACTACGTCTTTCCCGAAAGCGTAGCTGAATACAAAAACTGGTTAGATATCTTTGATAGATATTCTACCACAATACAAACCAAAGGTGGTACACGCCAATTCCTGCCAACCCACTTAATAGTTACCTCTAGTCTTAATCCCGTGGATGCTTTAGCACATTTTGAACAAAAAGGCCACGAATTACTTAGAAGACTACATAAAATATATCAGTTTACTCATGAAGAAATAATCGAAACGCGTATTATTTGGTAAAATTATAATCTAACATATAGTTATAGC